TTCCTACGCAAAGCTACACACCAAAGAAAAAAGGTTTGGAAAATAAAAATCCATTATCTTTTGATAGAAAAGTTCATTATCTTGAAACGTTTTTTCCTGATATAACCTTTATAACCGAAGATTCCACCAAAACGTTGTTTGGTGCGTTAGCTTGGTTGGTTGAGCACGGTTATAATGATGTTTATATGGTAACTGGAAGCGACAGAGTACAAGAATTTAAGGATATTATTAGTCCTTATATTCCTGTTTTAAACCCTGAAGTTGATCCAAACAAAGCAGTTGATTTGAGCTTATTTGAAGTTCACAGTATTGGTGGTCGAAATCCAGAAAAAAATGGTGTAGAAGGTGCCAGTGGAACAAAAGCTCGTCAATATGCTTATGAAGGCAGACTTAAAGAATTTATGTCAATTATACCAGGAAATAACAAACGTATGAAACAAAGCTTATTCAAGGAGTTAAGAAACGCATTCGGAGAATAACAGTTTAAATGCCAGAACCAATTAAAGGCCAAGGATCATTAGGCAACGATGGTGGATTTGATGATCGCAGAGCAAGATTGTCCCCAAAGCCATTTGCAAGACAATTAATATACGGACCACGTAATGAAGAAAACATTCTTCTTCCATTGTATGAGTCTGGTGGTTTGATGTGGCCTTACACACCAACCATTGTTGACCAGGCCACAGTACTTTATGACACATATGATCCCGTCCATAGTAATCAACCATTTGCTGCATTCAAATCTGTGGCAATGAAAGAGATAGTTTGTACTGGTCAATTCACTTCACAAAATCAAGACGAAGCTCGTTATAGCATTGCTGCTATTCATTTTTTGCGAACTGTAACAAAAATGTTTTTTGGGCTGGGCGGCAGTGATGGTAACGCAACACAACGACAAGCAGTAGATTTTCGTGGAACTCCTCCACCAATTCTATTATTCAATGCTTGGGGTACCGCTGTTTACCACAATGTTCCAGTTATTATAACGAACTATACTGCTGAAATGCCGCAGGATGTTGATTATGTTCGAGTAATTTTTCCTGGTGGTAATACAAAGCGTTTTGCTGATCAATTCTCTAATATACAAAATGATCCATCAGGTTCAATTAGCCAAACATTAGTCCGTCGCCAAATCGACCAATTTACTGGAGAATTTTCAGCATGGGTTCCTTCTCGGTTTACTATTTCAGTTTCTATGCAGGTTCAAAATACCCCAGACAGATGGCGCCGGCAGTTTAACTTAAACGATTTTAGAACTGGAGCACTAATTAAGAAAGGAGGGTGGGTATAATGCCTACATCATATCAACCATCTTCACCATATTTTACGACGCCACAAAGAAATTTTATAGTTGAGCATTTAGATTTTCTTCAGTTTAAATCTATACCGTCAGACCCAACAGATGAAGTAATAAAAGTGTCATCTAAATTTAACAAACGGCCTGACCTTTTGAGCAATGATTTATATCAAACGCCTAATTTATGGTGGATATTTGCTGTTAGAAATCCTAACGCAATTATTGATCCTATTCATGATATTGTTACGGATTTAGAATTACTTGTTCCATCCAAAATAAGAATTTTTAGTTTGTTGGGTTTATAATATGGTCAAATCAAGGTTATCTTTTGTTCGAAGACCTGTCAAACAGACACAGGAAAGTCTAACACAAACAGAAGCTGAACAAAATACACGTTTCAATCGGAACGCAAAACCCAATCCACCAAGTTTTATTAATAAGGAAGATACTGGGCGATCAAGGCAAATAGAAACGCCAGGTAATCCTCCTCGCGGTTTGGTTCCGGAAGGTCCCGAACAACTTACTTCTTTACAACGAAATGTTCAAAGAACATTAGCAGAGGGAACCGCGCCGAGGGCACCAGGAGCACCAAGAGACAGTGTTTCGGTAAACACTTCTGACTTCAGTGCAGCTACTCTACTAACAGCAGAAATTCGAAATGATGGCGAAATTAATCCAGATGCTGAGGCAGCTCGAGAAGCACGAAGAAGTTTATCAGCTCAAGAGTTTGCTGTTCCAGGAGATCCAACTCAACCATCACCAGTTGGCGGTGTAGAGGAAACTCGAACGCCTGAAACAGAAGCCGAATTAGATGATATTATAAGTGGTGTTAATTTTGAGTCAAATTCATTAACATCATTAGATAACCCAACGTATAATTGGAGGCTTTTTATGGCCGGCGAGCGCGCCCTCCAAGAAAATATCAATGACAGTGACATAATTATTATTTCTGAAACTGGTTCGACTGGATTTTTTATAACTGATGTTAAAATAGTTAGTACCGTGGCTCCTGATACTGATATTAAAAATACATTTGCAACAAACATAAAATTCACTATTATTGAACCACAGGGTAATACATTGTTTGACCGAATTCGTAATGCTGCCACAGAGTTAGGCGTATACGATCATGTTGCAATTCCATTATGGCTTGAATTATCATTTAAGGGTTATTCTGGACCACAAGATAATAATTCTAATGACTCATTTGGAGGTGGTGTTCCATTGGAACTTTCAAATGAGACTCGTCTATGGCGTTTAATTGTTCATACTGTTGATGTTGATATCAATAAAGGTGGCAGTGAATATCATTTTCATACTAATCCATACGATGAAATTGGCTACAGAGACAAATCCAGACGTATAGAACATGATATTAATGTCCAAGCGACATCTTTAAAAGACTTTTTTAATGAATTGACTGAAGAACTTAATCGTAACAACAATAATACAACAAGAAATTCGATTGATACGGTTCTTAGAACTCGTGGATATGCCATTCAGTTACCTGATACTAGAGAACTTATACGAACAATTGAAGAGGCAACTAGCCAATCTGCTAGCAGAACAACTGGCACGTTAGGAACCAATAATATTAGACCTATGTCTGAATGGATTATACGAGGCGAGAATAGCGCATTTAATAAACGTTCTGAAACATTTGATGACAGATTTGACGGCCCTGGAAGCCGCCAAAGCGGAAGATGGAATATTAGTTTTAGTGGCGGTACTCCCATAGAGGCTATAGTTCAAGAATTAGTTGGTACAACATCGGAAGGCCAATCATTAGCAATTTATGGAACTGGCGGGAAAAATGTTAAGGATATTAATTCTGCTATAGAAGAACGTGATGCTGATGTTCCATCCATTGCGTTTACTGTTGAACCAATTGTAGAAATTTTAAGTTATAATCAAGTAGCAAAGGATTATAATTTGTTGATTACTTACTGTATTCGTCCTTATGTTACTTTCAAACCGGTACTATCTAGAACACATCTTGAGAAAGCCGCCAAGGGTGATACCGGCAAACAGCGATTTGTTAAACAACTTATTGTGTCACAAGCGAGAAAAAAATATGAATATATGTATTCAGGATTAAACACTGAAGTATTAGATTATCGTATTAGGTTTGATCGCGCTTGGACTATTAATTTACCTATTTTTCAAGGACAAGATCGAAATGCTGTTGGTGGTTCATCAGGTGCATTTCCTAACATAAAAACATTATTACAAATATCACAAGAAAGAATTCCACCAGGACAGGCAAATTCAGAATCAATTAAAACCTTATCGGCTCGTATAGATCTCGCCCGCTCCGATTTCGAAGAGGGCCGTAGAACAGGCAGAATTCAAAATGATCCGCCTGCTCTTAGACTTGCTGAAGAACAAATTCAGAAACTAAGAGATGAACGTGACAATTTAATTAATATTGCTACATCAAGAGAACAGTTAAATCGATTAGCTGATACTCCAGTTGTAAATCAACGGATTGAAACAAGTTCATTTGGCGCTCGTCGTTTAATCACTTTACAAAATCCAGTAATTGGACGGTCACTTAGTGTGGGCAGTAATATCAATATTTTAGAATCTGTACAAGATCAAAGTAGCCAATTTTTCTTCCGTGGTGCAGATAGAGAAATCGGTATTGCCATCAAAAATCAATTAACTGACAGAGTGCCAAATCGAAATGCAATAGGATCTGCCACTTTTGTTGAAGATAGAGATCGTATAAGTGTAAATAGAACTGGACCAGATATTTCCAAATCCAGAAATGAAGAAATTATCGATGTTGGAACCGAAATTAGTCCTACTAGACGAGCCTATGAAGGTAATGCCGAGGGAACTATTGAAAAAGGTCGATCATTCTTTTCAGCTGTTATGAACCAAATATATGGCGATCAAGGACGAATGGTACATATTGAGTTGGAAATTCGGGGTGATCCTTATTGGTTAGGCGAAACAAATGTTCGAGAAAGAATTTTTGGTGCTGACCGAGATATAACAAAATCAGATGCACTATTTTTAATGACGTTTGATTTTCCAACAAATATTAGCGACGGTGGAGATTTGAATCAAGATAGTTTTGCTGGTACCGGATTATTTAATATTGAACAAAACCGACAAAACGGATTTAATGGGTTATATTACGTAAGAAAAGTTGAAAGTACATTTTCAAATGGTAAATTTACACAAAAATTGTTTGCTCATGTTGATCCATTAACACAAGAAATAAATGTACAAAGGACAGTTAAAGCTGCCAGCCGCGGGGATAACTAATGGCAAGACATTCATATCATGAAACACAACGTACTACTACAATACCTAGATGGTACGAAAAAAATCCGAACATTGACACCTCAACAATAACAAAAACTTTTTTGGGTATTGTTCGAGATTCAAGAGACCCCCAAGGAATGGGTAGATTATTAGTTTGGATTCCTGAACTTACTGGTGATCCTGATGTATCAGAAAATTGGTTTCTCTGTGCATATGCATCTCCATTTGCTGGATCATCCTTTCTTGACATAGGACTTTTTAATGACGCTCATGGTTCAGACGCTATTGAATCAATAGGAACTCGAGCTGGACCAAGCGGCGCGAATAGAACGCCAACAAAAGAACAAAGTCAGTTAAGTGGACGCCAATCTTATGGTATGTGGTTTGTTCCGCCTGATATTGGTAATGAAGTATTAATTACCTTTATTAATGGTGATCCAGGATTTGGCGTTTGGTTTGGCTGTTTATTCCCCCAAGATATGACACACATGATTCCGGGCATTGCAAGTAATACCATTACTTCTGGCCAAGGCGAAAATATCATGGCTGACGAAGTTGGCCCAGTACTTGAAACTGATTTGTCAGTTGAACGGATTGAAGGCAGAGGCGATATTCCACAAAGAAGGATGTTTAGACCATTACGTGATGGTCTAAAATTACAACAAGGATTGAATAATGACGCAATTCGCGGACAAAGTTCAAGCTCTGCCCAGCGTGAGGCAAGAAGAGGTCAAACTCCTTTACCAAGTGAGGTATTTGGTTTATTGACTCCAAACGGAAGTCATTTGGTATTTGATGATGACCCTGATAATGAACTTATTCGAATAAGAACTAAAAGTGGAGCCCAATTACTTATTAATGAAACTAATGGCTTAATTTACGCAATTACAAAAGATGGTAAGACTTGGATAGAACTATCAAATGAAGGAAACGTTGATGTTTATGCTGGCCTTAACATATCGTTTCATGCGGAACAAGGAAATATTAATTTTAGAGCTGGCCAAGACGTCAATATTCAGGCAACTCGTGATTTTAATATGAGATCTGATAGAGATTTTAAAATAACGTCTCTTGGTGATATGGATGTTAAAGGTACTGGTGACATCAAAATTCAAGTTGATGGTGAAATGCACCAAAAATCAGGTGGAATTTTCCGTCAAACTGCCGGTGGTAATTTTGATATTCTTGTTGATGGCACCTATCGCGAAGAAGCGGATAATATTTTTATGAATAGTGGTGGAGTGAATGCTGCTTTGGATGCAAAATTTCCAAATACTGCGGCGCCCGCTGGACCTTCTATTCCGCCACAAGGAACAAATAGTCAATGGAGTATTGGAGAACCTTATGAAAAAGGTACTAATATCGTTCCTCGAGTACCTCAGCACGAACCATATAGCGAACATGATTTTATATCAACAGATGACGTATTTGTACCAGGACCAATAATATCCTTTAATAATGAATCAAGAGTAAAGTCAACTAATACTCCTGTTGATTTGAGTACGTCACCAGCTACTACCTCGACCGGGGAAGTAATCCAACCTGGGGCGAACACTACTGCCGTAGTAAAACCAGGCACAACTCCGTTGCCGGAAAATGGAGTATGCAATTTAACTACTACAGAAACACAATCTCTTATGGATGCTATTGGATTCCGCGAGAGTGGTGGCAGAACTAATATTGAAAATACTCTTGGCTTTGTTGGAAAATATCAATTTGGAACAGCAGCTTTAGAAGATGTTGGTTTAATCAAACCAGGTACTTTCCGCAATGCGCAAAATCAAGGACAGGATCCACAAGCCGTGTTAAACAATGTAGACAATTGGACCATTTCTGGTGGTAAGGATGAATTCCTAAACGATTCACAAATACAAGAAGAGGCTATGCTACGTCTTATGAGTCGAAACTGTAATGTTCTTACTAATAATGGTATCATCACTTCAAATACAACCAAACAAGAGGTGGCGGGCCTGATTGCTTCGTCACACATTGGTGGTGCTGGTGGTGCTGAAGCATTACTTCAAGGTAACAATAGATCTGATGCGTATGGAGGGTCTACCAGTGAATACTTCCAATTAGGTGCCAATGCACAACGAGACCTTGAACGTGAAGTAGCTGAAGCTTTAATTATTTCTTAATTATATATACACTTAATACAAGGAATAAATAACTAAAGTTAATACTTTTGCAGGGATAGCTATGGCTAAACGCTTTAATCGAACACGCTTATTCAAAGGATTTAGCTCAATCGGTAAATCCAGACCAAATACAGAAATAATTGACATTGAATTAGTGAAACAAGATTTGCTAAACCATTTCAATACAACAAAAGGTGAGCGCGTAATGCGGCCGAACTTTGGAAGCATAATTTGGGATTTATTGTTTGATCCATTTGATTCACCAACCCGTGAAGCTGTTATTGCTGATGTTGAATCAATTATTTCTTTTGATCCACGTGTTGAACTTTTGAATATCGAAGTTGTTGAATTTGAGCATGGCTTACGAGTTAGTGCTGAACTACTATATGTTCCATTTAATGCTGTTGAAACATTTGATGTTGAATTCGATAGAAGAAATAATATTCAAAATTCAGCCACAACATCTACAGAGGAGTTAAGTAGGTAATGCCAATAGCTCAAAGACAGACTAATCTTTTCGTGGCGGAGGACTGGCGTGTTCTGTATCGCTCATTTACAGAGGTGAATTTTGCTGCTTATGATTTTGATACCATTAGAGCGGCACTAGTTGATTTTATTCGTATCAATTTTCCAGAAGATTTTAATGATTGGATTGAAAGTTCTGAATTTGTTGCGTTAATTGAACTTTTGGCATACATGGGTCAATCCCTTGCGTTTAGAACAGATTTAAATACCCGAGAGAATTTTTTGGATACCGCTGAACGTCGAGAATCCATTCTCCGCTTAGCAAGATTTATTTCATTTATTCCAAGCCGCAATCGTGCTGCACAAGGGTTAGTTAAAATTGCACGATTATCAACAACACAACCACTGGTTGATAGTAACGGTCAAAATATTGCAAATAGAACAGTGAGATGGAATGACCCTGTCTCTTATACACATCTGACGCTG